AAAATTACAGAGATTCATTGGAAAATGTCCAAAAAGACGGCCAATGCTAAAGTCGAGAACCCAGAGTTCATTGAGGCCTATGAACAAGCCGAGGTCACTTTCCAACCTATGCTTCCATTTTATTGTGAGAGTTACGAGAATTCTCAGGGACTTGGCCGTGTTGCTATTATGGAGTCCAACAGTTTAGTCATGTTGGGTAAAGTTATTTCGGTGGAGTACAAGGCTTAATTTAAACCAGAATTTTTCAAAAATTGATAAATATTTTTTTTCCCCTTTCAAGTTTAGTTATATACTTGAAAACCAAATTATAAAATTTATTCTAATATTTTTTACTTTTACAGAAAAACTAAATCAATTTTACAGAACAAATCATGTCCGACTTTGACAATATTGCGGAAATTTCATCAGATTTAATCAAGATTAAACAGCACATTCAAAATGAAGCTCCTCGATTTCTGCGCAAATATTTTAAAAATGTCAGGAAAAATTCTAAAATAAATCCGTCAAGAATTTCCAACAAAGAATTCACGGAATCGGCATTGCTGAAGATTTTGACAGGCATCGCGATACTACCAGAGTTTTTGGATGTTGATTATCGCATTCAAATTATTATCAAAAATTATAATTTTGATTACAACAAGTCCAGTGAACTCTTTTATGAAGCAATGGATATGTATGTGATTATTGAATCATTATTCGCTAGAATGAAGCGATACACTGAGAGGCTACGCTCAACACACCAATATAAAGATATTATAAACATTTATAGAGGATTTCTAAAACCTTCACATTATGAAAAAAAAAATCAGGGGGAAGTGCCTACACCATTTGAGCTTATTGAGAATTTATTTGCTGAATATCCTCCAGAACTTTGGACAAATCCTAATCATAAATATTTGGAACCAGCGGGTGGAATGGGTGCATTTTTGGCTATTGCCTACAGTAAATTTTGGAGTGGTATTTCTAATATTATTAGGGATCCTATCAGGCGTCATAATCATATTATCAATAATATGTTATACGCAGTTGAACTTGACACAACCAATGTGGAACTATTGAGAATTATATTTGGAAATGAACTTCATATCTTTCACGGAGATGCAATTAATCAATTTGACCCAGTTAGGGATTTTGGAGTAGAAGGATTTAATGGAATTGGGTCAAATTTTCCGTTTGAAAAACAACAAGTCAAGAAGGACACCAAAAAACACGCGGGTCATCCATTGTGGCAAGACTTTGTAATTTCTTCGATGAAGTGGTTATTGCCTGGAGGTACTCTGGGTATGGTTGTTCCACCAGGCTGGAGGAAACCTACTGACGCTAATAGTCGTTCTTCAAAGGTTTGGCCCCTATTAACAAGGGAAAATACCGTCAAGTATGTTAGACAGTTTAATAGCAAAATGGCCAATGATACTTTCAATGGTATTGTGGATATTCGATTTGATTTGGTTGTTGTGGTGAAACAACAAAGTCATACTAAAACTATGGTTATTGACACGAAAGGCAAGTGCTTTAACGTCTATCTGGATAATATGTTGTGGTTGCCAAGTTCGAACATTCTAAAATGGAAGAGATTAATCAATAACGAGTCAGAAAAATGCAATGTATTATACAATAGAACTGTCTACGAAAGAGACATTAATAAACAAAAAACCATTCGTCCAGAAAGAGATGCAGTGTTTAGATATCCAGTGATTCATGGCATTACAAAAAAAGGACCAACAATAATGTATACGGATGTAAAGCGCGTCGAGGGAGGATTTGGGGTACCGAAAGTCATTTTTAATTCTTTAGGAGCTTGGAATAATCCTATTTTGGATCTAGAGGGTAAATATGGAATGTCGCAATCAGCTTTTGCAATTGTTATCGACTCTGAAAGAGAGGGTTTAGATATAGCAGGTTATTTTACCAGTGAAAAACTAAAAATGTTTGAAAGTGATTTTAGCTGGGCAACATCTACTCCTTTTATTTTTTGGAAACTGTTTAGAAGTCTGCCTAAGAATTTTTATCAGCGTAATTTGTAATATTGTGATTTGATAAATTTAGTAATTTTTTATAAAACCAAAGCAAGGAAATATATTTTTTATTTGTTTACAAATAAAATTTACAAAGACTCCTCGGTAGTCGAATAATGTTGACGAATTGTTTTATCCAACCAATAAATGAATTTATGGTGCATTAGCGATGCTTTATAATTTACTTCTAAATCTTTGAAACTGTCTTGTGGAGCATTCTTTAAAAATTTTCGAAGACGGCGTATCGTAGCTGGATATATTAAAAGATCATAATCGCTTTTACTATATTTCTGGGGAGGGTCTTTTAATAAAACCGTTAATTTTTTAGCCTTGTGAATTAGAAAGTGACGATATAGACCATTGGAAGCTTTTTTTGAAAATTTATCCCGAAGTACAAGTGGAACTTGGATACGAATAGAAATTTCATAAGGTGTTATTTTTAAATAATCTACAGCCATGTTATTTGAATGACGGTTTACCAATCGTAAATCTAATATTTGATTTAAATTACCAATATAGCTTAAAAAAGGCAACCAAAAATCATCTGATAATGAATTCAACATTTTATTATTGTAAATGATTTTTTAAATCCAATAAATCGTCGATACACTGATTTATTGATAAAATTGAATTAGTTTTATCATAATCTGTTTTTGAGATAATCTACGGATTATATTTACATTATGGATAATTACTCCTTGGTTATTGATTTCCATTTAATTATTATAAAAATTGAATTCTGTTTTAAATAAATAGATGATTGGATAAAAAATAATGAATGCTGATTCCGTTTTTTATCAATTAGATAGTGAAATACAAAATGATATGCTTAGCAAGGTTCCATCCGATATTAGTGACCCAAATGTGCTATACGAAACCTTTATTCAATATTTAACTTCTCGTTCACATATTCACAAAAATTATGATTATTTGGCCTACCAATTATCGATTGAACAGCATCATTCCAAGACTTGCCCATCCTTTGTTGAAACGATGCATAAACTCCAAAATAATAAAGATTTGAATGGTAAAATCAAACCATTACTAGATGGCCAGTTTTACCAATTTATTTGTGATAATGCTGCCGAGATTGAAAAGGTCTTTGCAGAGGTTCAGTCCTCTTCTACTGAATTTCTAATGACTTTTTTTGGTTGGAAAACCTTGTATCGTGCTTATCTTCTTCAAACGCACGAGGGTGTAATGGAACGATTGGATCATTTGTGGTTTCGTATTGCGCTTTTTTTGCACACAAACGATTGGGAACGAGTCAAGAAAAGCTTTGCGATGTTGCGTTCAGGGGAAGCAATTCATGCAACACCGACTTTGTATCACGCGGGCATGGTACACGCGCAGATGTCATCGTGCTTTGATGAAAATACCATAGTAAATACATTACGAGGACCACTTGCAATCAAAGAAGTCAAAATTGGTGATGAAGTGGTGACACACAATGGAAATGTAAAAAAGGTAGTTCAATGCCACAAAAATTTACTTGGAAATCGTAAAATGTACAATGTACATATTAGCAAAACCAACAATTTTCTAGTCACTGAAGATCATAAGCTGTTTGTGTTTAATAATGTTGACAAGACAAAAGATTGGAAGGCCGTTAATGACTTGACCAAACAAGATTATGTAATGATTCCCAAATACGAGGGTTCGTCGGAACAGACTTTTATTGATGTCAAGAATGTTATTCATTCATTTGACTTTCAGGGTTATACTAACACTTTAGATGTAAAGGAGATTGAAAATGGCTCCAAGTTATGCTTGCAAACAATATTTACACATGATAATTTCAAAAATTCGAAATCATCCGAATGTAAAGATAAATCAACTGCAATTTATTCTAAAATCCCTGTCAATGAAAAGTACATGAAATTTGTTGGTATTTGGCTAGGAGATGGACATATTTTGTGTAAAAATAAAACGGTTATTAGAGGAATTGGCATCACGATTCATAAAGATAACCAAAAGTTGATTGATTTTTGCAAAGACGCCAAGGACATTTTCGGTATTGATAATGTAGCAATACATAATATGGACAAGCAAAATATTGTCCAAGTTTTGTTTAATTGTCCCATTTTAGGTATATTGTTTAATCAATTATACGGTAAAGGATTCAATACTAAGCACCTGCCCGAGAATATTGCAAGATTGGCAACGCCTTTGATTCTTTCACTAGTTTCTGGGCTAGTAACCACGGATGGATGTGTTGCTAAAAATGGTAATATTACTCTTTGTATGGCCAATAAAACACTCATGGATCAGGTTTATTCAATCTGTCGTCTACACAATCTAGATGTAGGAAGTGTAAGAAAATCAAGTATCAACAAATTGACGAGACACCAAGCCTATCAAATTTCGTTGACCAATCTTCGTTACGATTTGGATATATGGAAAACATACAAGGATGACCGAATGACCAATCTTGTAAAACCTTGCACTGTACGAAACCAATACAGTCCCATCATTATGGATGGATTTAAATATTTACCCTTCCAGTCGCGAGAGGAAGTAAAGTATGAGAGCCCATATGTGTACACACTTGGTGTCGAAGACGATCATTCTTATTCGATTGAAGGTATTATTGCTCAAAATTGCTTTTTGGTGGGTACCGAAGATAGCGTAAAAGGAATTTTCAAAACCATTTCTGATGCTGCCTTGATTTCCAAATATGCAGGTGGAATTGGTATTCACATTAGTAATATTCGCGCCAAAAAGTCTTATATTTATGGAACGAATGGCTATAGCAATGGTATTATGCCGATGCTTCGCGTCTACAATGATACGAGTCGTTATATTGATCAGTGTTTTGAAGGACAAACCAAGGTTGTCACAAACCGAGGTATTATTCCAATTTGCGAAATTAAACCTCATCAAGATTCTGTACTCACTAAAGATGCAACCTTTCACATGGTAACCAAAAAGCTTATACACAAAGTTGAGAAAGATATCATCAAAGTTTCGGTGGATACGCCATGGGATGAACGCGTCAAATACATTATGACAAGCAAGCACGACATGTATTGGTTAAATCCTTATACAAAAGAAAAGGAATTTTTGCCTGTGGAAAAAGCTGGCTACGGATTTCAACCGACTTATATTCAACCTGAAACAAGAGATATTCCCTACTATGAGGAAGAATGCTTTGTACTTGGATATTTATATTCCAGCCTTGTTTTTTATAGAAATATGATGTGGATGTTATCTCCTCCCAATGATGCATCACTCATTAGTCGAATTACATATTTCTTGAAGCGATACTTTCCACAAGCCTTTCGCTTTGAACCTCGTCTCAATAACAAAGAAAAGATGGATTTGTTTTTGGATATGAATTTGTATGATTCTGCACAAGGACCAAGTGTCATTGATTTTTTTGCGCTTACACCAGGCGATTTCCCAATCGAATTTGCTCTGGCACCCCTTGGCAAAGTGCGCAAGTTTTTGGAAGGATACACTTATACTATATCACCAGACCAACGAGAGACTCCCAAACTTGCTCTTCTCAAGTATCGCATTGGTTGTATGGACAAAAGTGCCAAGATTTTGTCCATTGAATCCAAGCCCGATACAAAACAATTGCTTTATGATTTAGTCGTCGATAAGGAACACAACTACCAAACAGTACTTGGACTTGCACATAATGGTGGTGGAAAGCGAAAGGGCGCCTTTGCCATGTATTTAGAACCTTGGCATAGTGATATTTATGATTTTATTATGGCTCGTCGCAATACGGGTAGTGAAGAAGATCGTGCACGAGATTTGTTTTTTGGACTATGGATGCCAGATGAGTTTATGAGACGCGTCGAGACAGATGATGATTGGTATTTAATGTCGGAAAATATGTCTCCAGGGCTTTCGAATGTGTGGGGTAAAGAATTTGAAGATTTGTATCATTCTTATATTGCTGCAGGAAAATATACGGAAAAAATCAAGGCGCGAGAGCTTTGGTTTGAAATTCTAAAGTCCCAAATAGAGACGGGAACACCATATATTCTGTATAAAGATACTTGTAATCGTTGCAGTAATCAACAAAATCTTGGAACCATTCGCAGTTCCAATCTGTGTTGTGAGATTATTGAATATAGTGATAATAAAGAGTATGCCGTATGTAACTTGGCCAGTATTTCGTTGGTCTCTTGTGTAAAGCAGAAACCTACATCCAATTTAGATTTTTGGATTTTTGGAAAGGAGGGATGTTTTTATTGTGATTTGGTTAAAAGTTTGCTGGTCAAGAAAAAGATTCCGTATGTGTACAAAAGTAACAAGGAACACTTGAATAGCATCGAATCCCAGCGTCTTATTGGGAAGACAACTTATCCTATTATTTATCAGGGTGAGGCATGTGTTGGCGGTTTCAAAGAAATTTGGGAGATTTATCTGCGTCCCGATTTTGATTTTGAAAAGTTGGGTACTATCGTAGAATCGTTGGTAGAAAATCTAAACATTGTGATTGACAAGAATGACTATCCATTGGAAGAATGCAAACGCAGCAATTTCAAGAATCGACCTATTGGTATTGGAGTACAAGGACTTGCTGATTTATTCATGATCATGTTGGAACCTTATGATTCAGCACACTCTAGAAACTTGAATAGGCGAATATTTGAAACAATGTATTACTATGCGTTGAAAAAGTCACACGAACTCGCCCTTGTTCACGGACACTATACAAGTTTCCAAGGTAGTCCCTTGTCACAAGGTAAGTTTCATTTTGAGTTCTTGTCGGTCTTTGACAAGGAAAAACATTTGTCTTGCGGATACAATTGGGACGCGTTGCGCGAAAGAATTGTAAACGACGGTGTTCGTAACTCGCTTCTGTTAGCGCCCATGCCTACAGCAAGCACTTCTCAGATTTTGGGAAATACGGAATCCTTTGAACCATTGACCAGTAATTTTTATGTGCGTCGAACACTGGCAGGAGAATTTTATGTGATGAACAAGCATTTGCGGAGTATATTGGAATCTGCAAATGCATGGAAAGAACATAACATACAAGCCCTCATCTTGGACAAGGGTAGTATTGTGAATATGGACATTCCCAAGACTTTTAAAGAAGTATTCAAGACGGTTTGGGAAATTCCTCAAAAACATTTGATTGAAATGGCGGCGGATCGTCAAATGTTTATTGATCAAAGTCAAAGTTTTAATATTTATTTGGGAAAGCCAGATTTGGGCACACTAACCAAGATTCATTTCTATGGATGGAAAAAGGAATTAAAGACGGGTTGTTATTATCTGAGAACACGAGCGCCAATATCATCACAAAATTTTAGCATGGATCCTGAAAAGGAAACCTCGGCGTGTACATCGTGCTCTGGCTAATTGTTTACAGGATTTTTTATCAACAGATTATAGACGAAAATGATAGAAGCAATTAAAAAAATATAATAAAAAATACCGGGATAATCCA